GCTGTTGCATATACTATATTTTCATGTGGAAGTATTTGCCTTACCCCGCTTATCTCTGTAGCTATTCTAATATCTTCAGGAGCGGGAGACCAATCAGTGGGGGTATTTCCTCTTTCAAGTTTTATCCACTCTATAGTACTTTCAACAGTAACAAGACTGTCATAAGCCCAAATCCATAAAGATTTATTGTTAGCTACTCTACCATTAATATCTACTTTTTTCCAAGTAAATGTATTTTGATAAATACCATTACCTTTGTCAAACTGTTGTGATAACTCAATAAGATCACCACTATTATAAGCAGCAAAAACTGTTTTACCTGCTCCTAAACGGCCTTTAATGGTTAATGTTACTTGTTCTCCTTCTCTTAGCTCTTCTGTTAGGTTATATTTTGCTATATTGTAATTATTATTAGAAATCAGCTGTCCACTATTACGTAATAAATTCCTCCCACCAATCTTTATATTACTATTATCAAGTTCTGATAGATTCTTCTCTCCACCACCACCTAACAATACTTTATCATTGGAAGAACCATTTTTTATAAAATTGTTAGATGTAAGAGTTCCATTCACTGTTCCTCCTGAAGTAGGAATAAAATCTAAACTTGGCTTTCCGTCTATATCATCCCAGTTGTGTCTGTGATTTTTTGGGGCATACTCGCTGTGGGTATGATCATTAGGAGACTTCCCATTTAGAGCATCCTGTAAACCTGCAATATTGTTAATCCCCAAGGTGTCCAAGGTACGTTTATTCTGCTTGATAAACGCCACTATCTCTCTGAGTTCGTCCAATTCCGTATCAGGAGACTGTAAGATCCTCATGATGTTATCTATTAGGTCCTTCAGGTTTTGAGCTGTACCAGTATAACCTCCCTTGGGTAGTAGCTGTGATATATCCACATTCTGTAATCCCTCCAACTTGGCACGCAGTTCATTCGTGAAGTCATTGGAGGAGAGTATCTTCCCTGGCACCTTATCTACCTTGTTTCCTATTGCATTATTTAGGTCATCAGCAGTACCTGTATATCTTCCTTTATCCAACTTACCACTAAACAATTCAACCAACTTTGCCTTGATAAGCCTTAATACTGCCGCAACTCTTGTCTTGGTATTACCAAATCGCCTTGTTTCGTTCTCTATCTGATTGATTATATTCTCTATTGCTGTCATCTCTATTCAAATGTTTCGTCAAATGTTTCGTCAAATACCTTAAAGCTGTTATCTGTGACAAATTCTCTATCAAATCGTTTCTTTGTTGTAGCCCAATCTATATCGTGGAGGTAGTAGAATATCCTTGGCTCTTTTACCTTATCACTGGCCAATGTAAAGCGTATCATATTTTCTTTATAATCCCTTGTAAGGCTCACCACACGCAATCCAGCATCATAACCCAATACTTCAAAACCTGATTTATCAAAAGAATGTTCATTACTCTGTATCACCGCTACAAAGGTGCCTTTCTGAAGGTCTTCTATAAGTGATATGTGTTTGTTGGAAAAGTCATATACTCGCAAGTCTAATTCATGAGTATATTTATTGCTACTGTATTTCTGTCTCCCCGTGAAGTGCCTTTTGTAACCTTCTATGGAATATCCTCGCTTCCCCTCTTTAAGGGAGAAGTTAATAAGGTTTATACCCTCCCTCATAACCTTGCGCCTGTCTATATCTTCGAAATTGATTAATACCACTCGGTTATAAATCCCCTTTATAGGTATATACTCACAATCAAAGGTAAACCCTTCCTTTAACCCTCTTATACATTGTACTGCCATTTGTTACCTATTACCTATTATCTGTTACCTTATATGAGTGTTACCCTCATTCTTCCCCTTCGTTCTTGTTTTTCTTCGCAACCACACTCATTGCATTTCTCCCATTCAGGGAATTGTTCTTTATGTCTTTCTATATATCTTTTGCAGTCTTCCCATAGCTCATGTGCATTTTGTAAGTACATTGTATGTAGGTCTCTACGTTCTGCCTGACTAATACCCTCGCCGTCCTGATAGACCTTTGACCGCACTCCATAGGGAGTATCTACTTGATGGCCTGTTATTAGGTATCTTGCATAAGCAAAGTAAGACAATACAGCTTTCAATCCCGCAAACTCATACTTTCTACCTTGGTATGTGTAACTTCCTCCCTCTAATAGCAAGGTATAATCTCTCTGTGGGGTATCACTTACCAAGTCCTGATAAAAGTCCTCGCATACGGTCCTTTTAAGGTCAAAAGTCTGTGCTTCTCTTATGTATCGCTGAAAATCTTCCTCTTTCCTAAAAAAAGAAATGCTCAAGTACTTTCCTACACTCGCTTTATCTGTTAGTATTCTCATTAGTAATTAGTCATTATTTCAAATAGTCCATTACTTGATATTGGACCTGCAAAATTGTCAAATAATTCTTCAAACATTTCTTGCACATCCTGTCTTTCCTCTTGCATTTGTTCCTGCATGAATATACGTGCTTCCTTGAGACTCTCCCCTGAAGTATTTCCGAGTTTCCCTTCTACAAAATCAATAAGTACAGGAGGAATATTTCCGTATGTCTTACGAATATTATTAGCTGTCTTCTTATCGGCATACTCGAATAAATCCGCTTTTACATTGCTTTCTATCGGCTTAACCAATACTTGATCTTCTAATTTATCCCCCTTCATTTCGAGTTCAAAATGAAATACACTTTGCTCAGCTTCCACACCTATTGAATTACGTAAGTTGTCTCTAAAATCCTCTCTATCTTCATCACTATTCATGGTTGAGGTGACAAAAGCATACGTACCAAAGAATCCTTTCTTAAATCCATTCCTTGTGTACTTTGTTGATAACATCTCACTTTCACAATCCAATAGTACCACATCAGCCCAAGCCAAAGGATAACTATCATTTCTATCAAGGTTCAAGAAAAACACCTGCCCCTTGTAATTCTCCCAGCCTCCTACTCGCTCTACCTGTGCCTGTATCACTTCAGGACGGGGGTCATACATGTCTATTGCTGTTACCTGCTTATCTACCTCTTTTTTATCCTGCAAGTTGTCCCAATTTTCGTAGTAGAGCACTTTTCCTCGATAATTATTGCTATCTCTCGCTCCTAATCTACAATAGCGATAAGGGAGTACCTGTACACTTGTTTTTTGAAACAACTGGTTGTAATTCACTTGTACGAATACCCCCTTGTGATACGACAAGCTCCTCGCTACCTTTTTTAAAAGGTCATTAGGTGTTTCTCTCTTGTCATTGATATACAGCGTATCCTTACGAAAGCGTGTGCGTTGTTGCCTTGCTGCTGCACGCGCTTCCGCTTCCAATGAAAATCCTTTCCCATATATAAAGTCCGCTATCACCCCCGCGCATGCTTTTGCAGTAGCTGACCCTCCTACAAGTAATTCTATCATGGTAGGGTAGTCATTCTTCTCTCCATTTGCCAAGAAGGGATAACCTTTGTATTTATTGCTCTCTGTACGGCGGCTTTCCTTGTGTAAGGATACGACTGATACTTTTGCCATTGTTTATATCAAATTATTGAGTTACTTCATCTGTAGTGCCTTCACTTACTTCATCTGTAGTGCCTTCACTTACTTCATCTGTAGTGCCTTCACTTACTTCATCTGTTACTTGTTGAGATTTCCAATCTTCTACATGTCGCTCCCAATCTTTAGGATATTCCTCGAAATTCGCAATCCTATTAGGGTTAATAGACAAATATTGCAAGGCTATATCATTAGTCAGCGTGTCATTGTTGAAAAATTCACTGCTTCCAAAATCCATTGGTAAGGAGTGTATATCACTCTTTAGCCTGAATGATCCTTCTTGTAAGGTTGTGTCTGTGTTTTTTGTTTTGTTTTTTGCCATTTCTTCTATTTTTTTTTGAATTGTTATAAGCCTACTCTTTCCCTCTCGTGCCAATCTATCCCAATAACTCGATAACTTATGCGGGCAACTTGGACAAGGGTCGTTATCGTTGAAAAGATAAGCGTAAAAGGCGATGAAAGTCTCTTTATCCTCTCCCACCGCCTTTGCATAACCTCCTTTCAACAAGTCATTTAATCTATCTTCTGTAAAGTCAGTCATTAATTATTAACCATTAATCATTGAGTTTTACGCCAATTTGTTGTCAAATTTACCCTTAGTGGTGGTGTAATCAGTATCCAACCATCTCAGCGCTGTCTTTGGTTCCTTTTGATTGCTTGGAGTTCCTAATGTAAGGGTATACACACCACCATTGGTACGACCTTCACCCTCTGTAGCCTCTAATCCTATGTAGAACCCATACACATCAAAGGTATTTTCGAGAGTTTTTGTCTTATTTTGAACAATACCCACTACGGACGCTCCTGCTACTATCTTATCGATTTGGTCATAATCATCTTTGCTCTTCCCATATATCTTCAGTACAATATTGTGCTTGTGTCCGTTGAAGTCATCGTCTGATATTTCAGGCTTAGTACTTACTGATATATGGCTCTCCTTGGAATAATCCACCTTATAGGCAGTCTTTCCATTCTTGAGTACTAAGGACTTTATTTGGTTGCCTTCTACTACAGTAGCTCCTAAGTCTATATCCTCTCTATTGACAAGCAAAAGACTCAATTCTACCCCCTTAATCGTGTCATCACAATCATAACCAAAATCCTTAGCTATCTTATTAATACATTGTGCCATGTTTATTATTTATTTTAAATGTTAATCTATAGTAATAGGTAAAAGGAAATATACACCTTTTACCTGTTACTTGTTATATAGCCATTGCTCCAGTAGTTGGCATTACCCTTTGAAAATCCATTCTGTAAGCAGCCTTGATATATACATTCTCATCTTTACCGCCCACGTACTCTATTTCCAAGTTACTTAAAGAACTTAAGCTATCCACTCCTAACTGACACTCAGACTTGTCAAGCAAGATAATACGGTGTGGGTTATTCCACTTAGTACCATCTGAGAAATCTCTCTTGATAATCTCATCAAACCAACGATGAGTAACCACCTTAATACCTTCAAAAGTCATCGTCTCATACCCATTCTCCATCTTGGTTAAAGTGTCCTCATTCTTGTACTCACTTCTAAGGTAACGAGATAGATTGGTCGCCATTGAGTGTGTCATCAAGAATATAGGCTCCGAACCAGAGGCAAAAGTCAAACCGTCAGCCTTGTCTAACAGCTCTGTACATGCCTTGAATGCTGTATCACGAGCTAATGCTAACTGAGCGGCACGGGTTGCCTGTGCATTCTCTGTAATAGTTACCCTCTTACTTGGGTCAGATGTAATAAACGATTGGAAAGAAGCAAAAAGCCCATTCAATACGTTGTAATTCTCCTTCGCAACGCCAGCGGTCAGTTGCTCATTCCCTGATCCTGAACCTACATTGCTCGCCTGAGTGTCCCCAAAGTAAGCAAACTTGTTAAAGTCTGTGTGAATAGTCTTTTCCAACTGACTCGCAATGAATATTACGAACTGATCGCTATCTATATGGAGCTTGTCAATACCCTTCACATTGCACCATTGGAGGATAGACTTTTCAAAGTCTGCATAACACTGAGATATATTCACTCTCAAAGGTTTAGGATCCCACCATCCTGTGCGTACTGGAATATTAAAAGGTACTGGCTCCATTCCACAACCTGCATCCTTGCGAGTTACTCCCTCAGTTGTCCCATAATATCCATACTCCGTCTCTTTAGTCACACCCTCAACCACGGTCATAGCCTCTTTTATGTCAGCTAATCCAAGCGAACGATCCTCAAGCAAGTCTTTTATATCCCTGATATACTCTTTTACCCTTGCCGGCTCTTTTATGAAATCTTTTATTTTTGTTGTTGCCATATTCTTTCCTCCTTTCTTACTTCAAACTGTTATACAACTTTTTCAGCTCCTCAAAGCTGCGTTTCTTACCACCATTAGTAGGCTCCTGACTTACATCTCTTGGATTGTTTACCTCAAATTTACTGGTAGTCTTTTTCATCACCTCAAATTTTTGGTTTAAATCTTCAACCTTATCCATTACTGCCTTCAAGCAGTCTGTTACAGTCTTAGCAAATTCCTCGTCTACCTTTACAGGCTCTCCTTGTTGCTCTTTCTCTCGAATTTCCTTAATTCGTCCGCCTTCCACAACAAGGGTTTTTTCATCTTTCAAAAGATACTCCCCATCTGACAAGGCACTTTCATCACTTTGTCCATTGGTCGTCTTCTTTTTCACCTCGTCACCTTCGGCAGGTGTTTCCCCTTCTGTTACCACGGTGATAATATCACCATTGGCCAAGGTCAAATCTACATCGAATGCTTTCGTTTCTTTGACTTTATTGTTAAAGTCCTTCATGAATGCTAAAAGCTCTCTAACTATCTTGTTCATACGCAATTTGTTATTTTCTTTTTTAGTTTTTTTCTCAAAGAAAAGCCCATTCGTGGCAGCGGGGTCGTCTACAAGGTCAGAAGCACACCAATCAATAAGATTAAGCCCCATACCTACCCTCTCGTTATCTCCTTCTTTGTAAATCTCATCTATAATATCAGCCTCTACATATATGGAGTTTCCAAACATCTCAGGACATTCTACCGCCATTCCTATCACATAGTCGAATAAGCTAATACCTCTGCCTGTTACCTCTGTCTTTCTTGCTATATCTGCAAGATACAGATCACCCACTAATCGTCCATCTGTTACATTAAAATTCTTGTACTTCCCAATAAATGAACCAAAAGAGCCCCCTGTAAAGGACGGGTGCTCAAATCGAGCCTTTATCTCTCCTTTCTTGTTTCCAAAATCTTTTAACTCATTGAGGAATCTTTCAGAGAAGTAGTAACCATTCTTATTAAGCCCCATATTAGCCAATGCAACGCCATAGATAACTCCTTTCTCTTTATCTATCTTACTTACATTCCCTTCTTGGTTATATGTACTGAATTTTATTTCCATGCGACAAAGGTAAGCCGTAAGGCTTTAATTGAGTGCAGGTAATTTCAGGCAATAATATTTAATGTTTATATGTACTTTTGTCTCCGCAATCAGCACTTTTTTATCATAAAGAAAATTAGGTTAAACAAGAAAAGCGTACCATTTTTGGGACGCTTTTCTGTTTTTTGTTGTTTTTTTTTCCTATTTTTCTTCCTCCTCAT